AACAAAGAAACGTTATAGTAAGAGACAAGTCAATGAGTAAAATTATAACTAAGTTTAACCCTGATTTAATCCGCAGAGCTGTAGATAGAATTGCCGACCCAGTTATCCAAACATTAACACCTCTAGGTAATAATGTTTTATTTGAAAAGGATTTACATTCCTTGATAACAAATGATGGGGCAACTATTGCAAAACTAATTGACTCAGAAGATGAGACTGAAGATGCAATCATTCAAATGGTTAAGTATGGTTCACTCTCTACTAACCAGTTGGCAGGTGATGGTACCTCAACAACTATTCTTCTTACTAAGAAGCTGGTAGACTTAGGTCTAGATGAGATTGCAAAAGGAACTAAACCGATGATTCTAAAGAAACAGTTAACTGAGTTAAAGAATCAGATTCTAGAACAATCTGAACAATTCAAGAAGACTGTTAGTAAAGGAGATTGGTTTAAGATTGCTTCTATCTCAGCCAGTGATGATGCTGACCTAGCATCTAATGTGGTAGATATTATCGAGACGGCTGGCCTAGATGGTATGGTATTCATTAATGAATCTAAGACTGAAAAGACTAAGATTATTAAGGACTCAGGTTATCTTCTAGAAGAAGCTATGTTCGACCCAGTGATGGGTAATCTACAAGCAGGTAGAGCAGACTACTCTAAACCTTTTGTATTTATTACAGATAAGAAACTCTATCACATAGAGGAGAGTAGAGAGATTCTTGAATCTGCATATGCTAGTGGTGTTAAGGATATAGTAATCGTAGCTAGAGACTTCATTGGAGAATCAGCTGGATTCCTAGTAGCTAACCACATGGATGCTAAGGTACCTCTTAATATCTTATTGATTAAGTATCCTACTCCTGATAACGATTCCACTCCTATCTATGACTTAGGTACCTATCTTGGTGCACAAGTTGTATCAGAAAAGATTGGTAATCTTAAAGGTAAGTTGACTGCCGACCATTATACTATGGTAGATAGAGTCTATTCTTTTGGACCTAAGACTATCTTTGTAACTAATAACAAAGCTAACCCTGAGTTAACTATGTTAATCGAAGATGTTAGAAAGAAGAAAGAAGATGACCCTAACGATAGTAAGTTAGCTAAGAGATTAGCTTCACTAACTGCTGGTACAGTCAACATTGAAGTTGGTGCATCAACAGGACCTGAACTACGAGAGCTTATCTATAGATATGAAGATGCAATCAATGCCACACGAGCAGCTATTCGTTCTGGATATGTTGTAGGAGGTGGCCTCACATTGTATAATTCAACTAGAGAGTTAGTAGACTTCGGTAAAGAGTTTGGTAAAGCTTCAATTGAACAAATCGCATTCAACTGTGGTATTGAATTCAGTGAAGCAGAATATAATAGTGGTCTTGGTTACAATGCCAAGACGGCTGCCTTCTCTAACCTAGAAGAAGATGGGGTTATTGAACCATATGATGTATTTAAGTACTCTGTAATTAATGCATTCAGTGTAGCTTCTGCTATACTAACATGTGGATACTTTGTCGTGAACAAGGTTGATAAAGATAAAGATTAATAAACTAATTAAATATTAAATATGTCAGAAGAAAAAGCTAACAAGGCTATCCGAGAAGAAGCTGAAGCAGAACTACGAGAAGTATCAGACTTGCTGCAAGGTGTACTAGAATCAAAAGGATTTGCACTACAACCATTTGTACAATACACTGAATACGGAATGGCTGCCAGAGTACGTTTAGTAAAAACACCTAAAGAAAATACTACTAATGACAAAGCAACAGATACAGGAGAAGCTGGAGAGTCTCAAGACAAAGACACAGATACTACAGATAAGCCAGCATAAGGCTTTAGGTGATTATATCGTAGTGGTTGGGGCCGACATTCAAGAGCCAGGCGTAACTACAAGAGCACAACAGTTTGAAGATAGACCTGAGATTGGTCTAGTCGTAGCTGTCGGGCAAGAGATTAATGACATTGAAGTAGGTAATGTAATCTTCTTTGGTAAGTACTCACACGTACAAATTACCCATGATGATATTACTTATCTAATTATGCGTAAAGAAGACGTTTATTGTGTTGCTGAATAATGATTAAATATGGGAGAAATTCTAAATGCTTATCCAGATGAGCAAGTAAAGCTGGACACAAGAGAGATGCAAGATTTAAATGTACTATTTCAATTGAAAGATGTACTAGATGAACATGGTTATCTTCTAGAAGCCGTCATTGAAGACGGCGAACCTACAATTAACCTACGTAAAGCTTAAATTCGAGCATAAGAAAAACCCCTTACCATGTAGGTAGGGGGTTTTATCTTAGTTTTGAAAATCCTCTAGGTTGAGGAAATATAGGGTAGTGGTAGGTAATATCCTTTACGATATTTAAACCTCACCTTGGGGCCTTCTTGCCCCTTACAGAGCATGTATTATCTACCAAGAGGTGTTACATTTCTGTCATACATATTAGGAACTTCCTTAATAGGAGAATCCTCTGGTATGTATGGTTTAGTAAACTCATCTAGAATACCATTCTGAGATAGCAATTGTTGCAATGCTTGTCTACGTTCGTAGTCAAACTTACGTTCTTTAGAATCTAAATCAAATGGTGTCACATTAGCCCCCAAGATTCGGGACATCTCTTGATAGAAACTTCTATCACCAGCACCCATATCTTGGCCGTTAGCCATACCTGTGAATGAACCAAACTGTCTAACTCCGTCATTGTCATATCCTTTAGGTAACTGTTGGTCAACCAAAGGTGGAAACATCTTACGGGCAGTATGCATAAACACATCAGCAATAACTGTATCTATATCATCAGACTCGTTAAAGATTTTATAACCACTAAATGTTTTATTTTGTGACAATTCTTTAACTGTCTGCAGTACAGGGTTAGTATCAAGTGGGTGTTTCATGTAACCACCAGTTACAATATCACCAAAAGGAATAATGTAAGTCAAGTCAAAGTACATTGACCTTCCTTCACCATCCTTCCATGGTAGACGTAGCATAAAGGTTTCATCTCTCATCCAAGCCGGCATTACTTCTTGTTCTTGCTCACCTTGTACACCAGCAGCTTCAAATAAAGTATTGCGAGCCTTACCGAATACTGATATTCTTCCTGGATTATTAGCTATAGTAGAAGCTACTAGAGGTACAGACTTAAGTGAGAAGGTAATAAATGGTACTCCCCAGATAGCTCTTCGCATCTGATGGATAAAAGGTGTTACTTGCGAATAGTTATAAGTCGCAGCATAGGCTTGCTTAAGAGAATCTTTGGGACTTAGTCCTTGCTTACGAGCAAACTTATAAGCAGCTACCTTAGCTACGTTATCAATATGACCATAGGTATTAGTAAGTTGGCGGTCAATATGTTTTAGAACCTTCTTAGTATTAGTACCAGCTTTCATCTGTGCCGAGATTGCTTTACCCATGAGTTTATCTTGAATATAGTTCTCTCTAAGTTCATTAAGGACTCCAGACTGTTCACTAAATCCTAATTCCTTCATCTCATTTAATATTTTACCACCTTTCTTTAACTCTTTACTAGCATCAATATAAGCATCTACTCTCCATGGTCCAAGTCCTAGCTTCCACCAGTTCTGAATCATAGCTGATACAGCGTTACGTGGGTAAGCTGATGGATTCCAGATAACTTTCATCTTCTTAAATCCAAGTACAAGAGCTTCACCAACCTCCTTATCGGGGGTCATTGTCTCTTTCAACATATCCCACATTGGTTTAGGAATATACTTACCAGCTAACTGCCCCATTCTATTTTCATTCAATGAAGTAAGAAGGTCTTCCTTCTGGAATCTTAGGTCAGAGAGTTCAGCTTCTGCTTTAATTAAAGCATTTTGTACTTGAGGCAAATCAAAGTTTCGAATGTTAGGTGCAACTTCTTTTAGTTGACCATACTCTCGTTGGAATCTTTCAGCATCCTCTAGCCTCTTATCTTGGAGCTTCTTAATCTTTTCAGTATCGCTAGTCTTTCTGAAACCACCTACTATGTGCTTCTGATTCTTACCATAACGTACATGCTCAAAGAATTCTCTAGGAGAATCAAAGTTGTACATCATAGCAGGGTCTTCGAAAGCCCTATCTAATGCAATACCAGCTCTACTCTTCATAAACTGATTGAAGAATTCTTCCTCACTCCAGCCATTCTGCCCGACAAGTTTCTTTGCCTTTATAGCATCGTCTTGGAATTCTTGAATAACTTTAGCTAACGAAGCTTGACCTTGAGATACAATCTTTCTTTCATATGTAGTCTTACTATCTACGAACTTAACAAAAGTTTTGATATCTGAGATACCTTCACGCAAAGCATCCTCAGTGAGATTAGGGAGTTCTTTTAGTCTAGCTTCCATCTTAGTTAACTCACTAAGTACTGAAGCATTATCTTTATAAGCATCACGTATTTGTTTTAATGCTGGCTTAAGAGCAGAGTTAACTTGACCAATACTTTTCTTTATGTCAAACTCTTCACCTCGAATACGATAGTTAGGTGTATTAGGAACCTTATGTAGTTGGGTAACATCGCCACCCTTCTTAATAAATTCATCTACATCATCTACCTTAAGAGAGAAGTTATCTGCAACAAACTTCTGGAGCTTAGCATTTCTCAATAGTTGAGCTTGCTTTACTAGGGTACTACCCCATACTACAGCCGCATCATCTACAGGAGCAAGTGCCATACGTTCTTCTTTCGAAAGACTATAGTTACGTTGCTTGTATTCAAGTCCTAAGCCCGATTTACGGACACCAGGAGCTTGATTCTTATTCAACATGAACTCGTCATACTCTTGTTTTAGATAGTTATTCCAATGAATATCAGCAGAGTCTTTAGATAAGTATCCTACATCAATAAGTTCTTGCTGAAGCTTATCACGCATTGAATATAATTCCTTAACCTTTTCGAAATCCTCCACAGGAAGTTCACGCTGCAACTCTTGAATATTCTTAGATACAACGAAACCCTTATCATCATATGTTAATGTCTTAGTCGTTACTTTAGGGTCAATCTTACTAAACATTCCCACTAATTTCTCAGCTTCGGCAACGTTGTTGTCTGCTTGGCCGAGCATCTTCTGATATCCATCAAGAAACTTCTTATCCATTCCATAGCCATAGACTAGTTTATCGGCAAAGAAGTTTAATGGAGACCATCCACCATTACGTTGGAAGAGTTCTTGCCCTCCAATCTTAATTGTTTCTAACTCACCAAAAGCTGCCGCCTTGGCTGAGTCTAGTCCTTTAACTACTCCTGGGATTTTAGTTACTAACTTCCATGGAGCAACATAGGTTAGTGGGTCTAGTGCAATATCAAGGGCCATGCCCGCAATCTTGCCGGTCCACCCATACTTACCAAGAGAATCTTCATCAGAGAAAGACTCTCTACTCTTGACTCCTTCGATAAATCCCTTGCCTTTAACTAATCCAACAGTTCCATAAGATAGAGTATTGAGCACATCCATAAAATCCATAATGATTCCACCAGACATATACTCACTCTTCTCTCCACCAACTCTTTGGATAACTCTATCTGCATCGTTCTTAAGTCCAGTAGAAGCTGCTAGTTTATATAAACCTTCAGTAGTATCTAAGTCTGGATTAAAAGCGTTACTAGATTGGTAGGGTTTATATCCACCCATTAAGTCATCATTACTAATTAGTTTAGATGAATACGAGTCCCTCGCAAACATAGTAGCGTTTGAGTTCTTCTTTATACCCTTTACATATTCCTCGTAATTCATATTTTAATTATTGTTTAGTACCAAATAGTTTTTCAAATCCTTGAACATATGGTTGAGCTAGATATGATGCAACTTTACCCCCAATACCACCTTCTCCGAATACTCCACCAACACGTGTAGATTCTGGAGCAACAGTAGTTGAGACATCACTTACATTTGAGTAAGCTTGCATTGCAATGGTATTAAATGTTTCGTTATCCAAATCAAAGTTAGGATTTCTAGACATAATCTCAGCATACAAATCTCCGAATAGAGATAGTTTATCCATACTATTTACATCAATACCTTGTTTCTTCATATCAAGCATTCTTTGCTGTAAGATACCTTGTGTAGTTAGGTTATTCTTTTCTTTATTAATCTCACTTCTACGTAGTTGTAGTTCTTCTCGACTAATTTGGTTTCGGTCTCTAGCAATATCAAGTTCTTGACTCTTCATATCTAGTTCTTTGTAACTAATACCAAGATTCTTTTCAAACTGATAACTAGATTGTGCCATATTCATAGCGAATTGTCGTTGAGATTCTTCTTGTCCAGCCCAGAATTGTTCTGATTGCATTAATTGACCAATAGCATTTTGCTTCATACCCGCAACAGACATAACATTACTGAAGAAGTTTTGTTCTTGTGTCATAAGAAACTCTTCTTTCTTCATTCTCATATCGGCAACTCGTTGTGCAGTACCAGCATCGTTAGCTAACATAGCTTCCTGATATCTCTTATCCAAATCTCGGATAGATTTCTCAGTAGTCTCTGTAAGTTCACGAAGCCCAGCTACTTGGGTAGCGTAACCAGTACGTCCCTCCAATGCAGTATCATAAGTAGCCCCAGCTCTGTCTCTAGCAAACCCAATCTCTCGACTGCGTTCAGATTGTAAAGCTTGTTTAGTTAAATCGCCAGACTTCTGCGTATCAGATATAGCTTGGTTAATTGAATTCTGTAAGTTAGAAGAAGAAGAAGTCGAAATACCCTTACCTTGTTCAGTAAGTCTAGCAACTAGAGCATCTAGTACAGAATTATCAGGTACATTACCACGTCCAGGAGCAGAAGTAGTAGTACCAGAAACTCCAGCTGCACTAGCTGAAGCACCTGTACCACTCTTACCACCTGTAGATAGTATTGTTAATAAATCATTATCCATATATTATTATTATCTTCTCTTATATATTCTTCTACCTCGTAAATTAATGCCCGCAACTTTGAATGTTGAACTACCCATATCTCTTTCCCCAGAGAAGTTCTTTCTATATCTATCTAAAGCTTTGTTGGCTTCCGAATCTTCCGACCTAGCATTCGGTGTTAGTTGTAGACTACGGAATAGAATGCCCGCAGCCTTGTGAGCTACAGCAAACTTATACTGAGGATACCTATCTGAGAAGAAAGGCACATCTGTATCTGCTGTGAACTCAATGATGTCAGTGCCTACTGAACTCTTACCGACTCTATAGAAAATATATTTAAAGTTTAAATAGATTGGATTAGCAATACGTAAGTCTGATAGTTTGAATCCTTCTGTCAGTGGCTTACCAGTGGTGTGGTTAATCAACCATCTCCACTTAGTAATGGCTGTAACATCTGGAGTACCAACTTGAGTTAAGTCTGCCCATTTTACTTTAACTGTATTAACTCCTTCAGCTAAAGGATTATTGTTGACGTCTTGAGTTACTGTGCCTAGCCAGTAGTCTGTACTTAGGTCATCTCCAAAGCGAATTGATACTGATGTTACATCTTCAATATCAGGAATCTCTACTTCAAAGATAAGGAATCCAGTATTCTCATAGTTTGTCAAGTCAATTGTAGAGCTTGTAGTCTCAACACCAGTAGATGTAGGGACAGTATCAGTCATATCAAACTTGATATCATCATCTTCTTCAGTGATGTTACTAGCATTGATACCTGTGTAGGTAAGACCATCTGCATTGTTTAGATTGATTAGGTCTGTATGTAGCGATAGGAATGCGGGCAATTTAATACCTAGATAAGCATCATCATTATACCTTTCGATACAATATGCATATCTATTCTCTTGCATGTTAGCTAAATCTCTAGCCTCCAATCTAGTGAAGTCCCCCTTATCCTCATCATCTTTGAATCTAAGTTGCCCAGCAGTAAGTAGATAAGGTGTTAGGTTATCCATCTTGTACCAAGTAACAGTTGGGAGATACTCAATCTCTGCTCTGTCAACCATATGCTCATTACCAAGCTCCTCAAGTAACCAAGCTGTAGCTTCAGTCACCGCCTGATATCTATCACTAGCAGAAAGTCTGTCAGTACTAGAATCTCCGATGTACGTATTTGTATTTGTTATTATATTTGATACATTCATATCTTATTAGTTGATTATCCGTTATCAGGGGATTTTGTTGTTGTTGGCTCATGAGAAACTACGGCCACACTTGGTAGATAGGTATCAGTTCCAAGTAGAATTGATGTGTCCCATTCTACTTCAATTTGCAGACCATTAATATAAGGTTTATTAATATGGAAATCTACATACCCACGCTTAGCTTCGTCTTTAGTAATCGTCTTAGTCATTCCAACTGTTGAGCTTTGATTAAAGTAAAGTTTAACAGTCGCTACTATATCTGTACCAGTACTGGCTATTGGGAAGTTATAAATTCTAACTTGCCGCACTACTGATGTTACTGGAACGTAAGTCACACCAGTGAATACATTACCAATATGTTGTGTTTGAGTAGAGTTGTTTCCATCTCTTACATCAAAAGGATAAATCTTTCTAGAGATTGGAGTAGAGTCTAGGTAGTTTAATACAATACCTTGTTTGTTAGACCTTAGTCCAGTACTAGCTGTTTCATTACCAGCACCATATAGGATGGCACCTGATGTAATGTTCTGTGCAACACCTGCAGAAGATGTCCCATTTACCTTAGCTTCAAAGAGCTGAGTTACAGCTCCTTCCTTCTCGCAGTAGAGCTTGCCATCATTAGCTAACCATAGTACCTTATCTCCAGCTGTTGATAATCCATCTGGAAATTGAGGATAAGCTCCGATACCCATCTCTTTTGCTACCGAGAAGACAACTCCACCTGAATCGTTATATCCGAATTGTCTTAGTTGAACTAGCCCACTGTCAGAGATAGTAATAAGTTTGAGTACACCATCTGGTGAAGCATAAATCTTTTTAATCTCTCTAACTCCAGGTAATTCAATAAAGTCTATACCTCCTAGTTGAGTAGAAAGTCTATTCCATACTATAATACCACACTTACCAACATGTGTGCTTAATGTAGTAGTGCTAGTAGTCACTGGATAGTGATGTACTGCTATATAGAATTGTGAACGGTAGTCAACAGCATCTGTTATTGTGAAGTATTCAGGAAAGAGAAGTACGTTCTTTGTAACCAAGCCAGTCGTACCACCAGTAAGACCTCCGTCAATCTTAGCTACTTTATTCTGAGAGAACAAATAGAGGAATCCGTTGTCAGCTTTCCTCATGAAGTTATAATCTGAATTGGTTGTAATGTAGACTTCTTTAGTACCAGTAAGCCATGTATTATCCCCACCTATAACTGAGGCATTCGCCATATCAGCGACTAAGTCTGCGGTACCGACCTCTACAGTATTCCTATGAGGGTATTCTAGAGTCATTATATGCCCTCTAGAACTTACAGATTCAAGTATTGGTTCTCTTGGTGCAGAGATTGTTGGTGTAGATTGTAATGCTATGTTATAAGTAAGAACATCATCGTTACTATTAGAGCGACCAAAGATTTTACTACCACTGAATGGGTAAGCTATTCCATGTACGTTAGATGGTAATTGAACGATTTGCTGAGATGTAGTCATTGCAATTTCAATCTTAGTAATATCCAATGGATATAGTGGATTAAAATTGTATTGGTAGACTCTTTCATCATCAGTATCAATAAAAGATATAAAGCTATCATTGTCTCCTAGAGTGATGTAGTTAGCTGCCTCTGGAATTAAATACTTATTAGTATAGGTTGCTGTCGAAGGATTCCATGCCGTCCCTAATGTAAATTGGTAAATCCAGTTACCGTCTGTAATTGTGTTTGAGTAACCAGTAACATATAGTTGTAATCCATCTTGAGAGATAGTGCATCCAAACACTCCGTCTAGTTCAGGACGAGAGACTGTGTAGTCGTAGCCACTCGAATAAGTAGCTGTAGATATATCCCAAGGTGTACTTAGTACCCATTGTTTTATAGCACTACCAACTGCACTCCCACACATTACTAGTTTAGTTCCATCAGAACTAAAGGTCATGCCTTGTACAGTGTCATTGATTTGAGCATCAATATCTTTACTTAGTGCAGCATAGGTTGCTGTAGTAACATCCCATGCACTACTTAAAGTATATTGATATATAATCGTTGCAGCAGCAGGAACTCCATCTACATACATCTTAGTCCCATCTTTACTAAATGCTACTGAGTTACCATTATTCCCAGTCTGAGCACCTGGGTTATAAGTAGAACCAACAGTAATATTTGCTACATCCCATGATGAGTTATCTGCGAATAGAAATTGTAGGTACTTAGAACCTTCACTTGTAGTAATTTTACTTACTAAGTCATAAGAGTCTGAATAACGATAGTCGGTTACACTTACTGGAGTTGCATTAGCTCCACTATAGACTACACACTGCATTGAAGTAAATCCACTACCAGAAGCATGCGTGACATCTACATCCTTTACACCAGCCGTAACTGATTTTGTAAATACATAGTAAGTAAACTTGAAACTATTGAAGTTTCTTTCCCAACTATCAACCATTGTTGCCGCACCTCCATCAATACTTACAGTAGTACCTTCAGCTGAACTAACAGCTAAGAAGATAATTGCCTGCATGTTACTTCCTGCTGGAATAGTAAATTCTTCAGATGTTTCTGTGCCTGAGAAGCTAGCTGTCATCTGAACTTCAGCTACCTTAGCTAAAGCAGAACCAGAGAATGGGTCTACACGAGCTACTATAGTTGTCCAATCACCTCTGTAATCAAGAGAAGCCTCGAAGAGTTGTTCATTCTTTATATAAGAATAGAATAGTTTACGTTCACTGTCTATCTCGTAGATGTCTAGGTCATTTAGGGTATTACCAGAACCAATATCAATTTGTTGATTGATAGTTATGTCAGAAGAATTGTCGCCGATATAAATATATCTTCCATTCTCTCCAAAGAAAGTAAATCCATTTACTAAATCTATCTCAGAAGAACTAAATAGTGTATCTGGAGTGACATCTTTAGTTACTGTTCTATAGTTAGAGATTGTCGGAGCCATGTAACCATTACGGAAGTAAGGATTGAATAGGCCCTCAGCCATTTGTCCTTCCTTAGCATTTAGTCTTAGGTTGGGGGTTGTTGTTATCTGGTCGGTATCTCCTGCGAAGTTATCCACAAGTCCACCCTTCCCAGTCATGTCAATTAAAATTTCTGCCATATTATTTTTGTTGTATAAATTGGATGTTCTCTACTACAATATTCACACTAGTTCCATCTGTGCTTTTTGCTGGAGAAAAGAATGGATAAAAGGTTTCATTAACAGATATAGAACCAACCATATCTGATGTGTAACTTCCATAGTTAACACCATTAATTATAATGTCAGTTGATAGGATGTTATGGTAAATCTCTAGAGCGAATGTGTCTGTGAATGTAGCATCAGACATATTAAGACTGAAGTTTATAGGATATAGCTCTTCACTTTTACCAGCTTGCTTAACCGCAACATAGACTTGTCCGCTTAGGAACTTTAAACCAACATAAGACCTAAAGATGGTCATTGTAGTTACGTTAGTTGGTAATCCTTGAGAATCATACACACAAGGTGAGAGGATGTAACCATTAATCTTAGAAGGATTCTTTATATAGAATTGACATCTTAGTCTACTATTCTTTCCAGGAGCCATCAATCTCCCTTCTGCTGTATCAATAATACGTGATAGTTTACCAAAGTTTGCTGTAGATGTAGTACCACCACCTCCTAAATCTGAGTAAGCTAGATTAATAAACACAATCTTATTAAAGAAGTAATCCATTAAGTTATCATACACAACATCCGACACATCCTTCTTCTCACTAGCTGAAGATAGGGAAGAAACAAAGGTAGTATTCTTTCTTTTAGAATCATTAAAGTTATAATTCTTTTGTCTTTCTTTCTTAGCTGCATCCTCTTGCTGCTTAGCTACTCTAGCATCTTCTATTTGATTATTGAATTTTTCTTTTCTTGTTGAATAGTCTGTTGATGGTTGCATGATAATTATTGTTTATTAACAAACAAGGAAGCCCTTGTTAGGGCACCCTCTGTTTAATAACAAAGTTATTCCTTGGTTTGAATCTTCTCTTTCATTATTGTCTCTAACATCTTCATTGCTTCTACTCCAAGCCATCCACCTAGTCCAGAGATAAGAGCCATGCTCCCATCTGGGAATCCAAGTATATTGATAGCAAATAAGTAGAACATGTACCCTGAGAATGAAGATACAATAAGATGTGCTAACAGATGCCGCCAGGCAAAAGTTCCTTCATTGAGATAATGATTTAAGTATCTAGCTACACCACCAATTGCGGCGATAGATACGTAGATTACCTCTGTAGGTATTTTATTTAAGAACTCCATTTTATGCTAAATTAAAAAATCCTGAATTCACTGAGCCTCCAGCTGGAGCAACCGCAGTCCATGTACCACCAGAAGTAAATGTGTGGATTGTATATGAACCATCAGTAGTGATTGTCCCGCCTGTGCAAGTACCAAAGTCTGAAGTTAAGTATCGTATTATAACAACACCTGAACCTCCAGTACCACCTGTACCTACGTTATCTTTTGCTCCTCCTGCACCACCTCCAGTATTTGCAGTACCGTCACCTGATGGAGAAGAACCTCCACCACCTGTTCCGCCGGTACCTAATGTCCCTCCTAGATAAGTACCTCCACCACCACCTCCTGCCCTAGTGACTGAAGAACCTGAAATAGAACTTGCTGTACCTGCTCCACCATTTCCACCAGTACTACCTGTTCCATTTGCACCAACACCTGATGCCCCTCCACCACCTCCCGCACCATAGTTAGATGCAGTCGCTGAACCAACACCGCCATTACTACCTTGAGAACCTGTACTAGCAGTACCAACGACTCCTCCACCACCACCTCCACCCGAACCACCATCATTACCATTAGTATTATTTTGTCCACCTCCTCCACCTGCGTTTGCAGTGATGGAACTAAAGACACTATTGTTTCCGTTGTTTCCATGGCCTCCAGTACCGCTACCACCTGTTCCTCCAGCACCGACAGTTATCGTGTAAGGACCTGCACTAACAGCGAAGCCAGTTCCTGCTTGGTAGCCACCTGCTCCTCCGCCTCCAGCAGTACCACCACCTCCTCCACCTCCTCCTGCAATGACTAGATACTCTACTACCATTGCCATATTATAATAGGTCTATATATTCTGGTAGTAAGCCGTCTTTGACCGATTGGAGTAAAGCTTGTGCTTTGGGATTTGAAATTAAAACAACTCCTGTGTCAATTAAGTTTGTCTTAACATTTATCCACCGATTGTATTTCTTAAACCATTCATCTTTGGCTATTTCCTCAGCAGTCTTAACGACCACAGAAGGAGAAAGGTCTATTGTAGTATTTAATGTAACTGTTTCTAGCTCTGAAAGAGAATTTAATGAGTTAAGTCTTTGTGTTAACCAATACTTAAATCCATCTTCATCTTGTGGTTTTACTGCTTCGGTAATTACTTTTACTCCATCGGTAAATTCTACTCCAAGTACTAATACTCCGTTTTCAAACTCTTTACTTATGATTTTGTGTGTAAACATATAATTTTATTAAGCAGATGCTATACATCGCCATTTACTAGTAACTGTGTTCCAAACAAATCCTACATCTAATCTATTTGTTGTAACTGTTGTCGTAGGTAGAGCTACAGTTGATGCTTCGAATGAAGCTCCCCATGTAATTGCTCTAGTTGCAGTACCAGTAATCGCAATCCAAAGTGTTTGATTCTCTGTTGGTGTACCAGTAAGGTTGGTAGTAAAGCTTGTAATGTCCACAGCTTGTGCTGTAAGAGAATAGAAGTCTACGTTATCTGTACTAATTGTAGGTGTAGCAGATGAGGTTGTAGTACCTGTCCGACTGGTAATTCTTTTGTTTGTCATCCCTTGGGTACCATCTGTAGTGACTACAGAAGTAGATGCTGTACCAGGTGTAGTGATTTTTAAATCAGCACCAGCTAGAGTAACTACATCCCCAACTTGTGTAAGTGTAGCATCACCGTTGTCCCAGTTAATAACACCACCTTCAGCAAGGAATAAATCACTATACTGTCTGGATGTCGTACCTAGAGCAAGTCCATCGTTAGTAGTTGGGTACAAACTTGTACCAATCAATTCTAATTCATAAGCTAACGTCCCTGCTGTAGTAACACCAAACTTTAGATGCCCATCTTCTGAAGTAGAAGTAGGGTCATCAATTTCATTGACGATTCTAGCGTACTCTTGTTTGTTTGCTGCTGAATCTTTTCCAAAGAAAGAGACCATTCCTGTTATATCAGTAGCCACAGGCGAAGCTGAGTTCTGATAGAGTTCTAGAATAGGACCAGTCGCACCAGCTGCTGTGTTAGAAAGAGATAGTCCTGCAGATGTTTCTGTTAAAAGAGTTTCTCCATTGTTCCAGTTAATGATAGCTCCTGTTGCTAGGAATAAATCTGAGAATCCTAAAGCTGTTGTTCCAATCGCAGCTCCATCATTAGCATCAGGAACCAAACTTGTATTTATGGTAACTGTTGCAAATGTAGCATCTTGAGTAAGCTTAGCATATGCACTACCTCGTTCATTTTGTGGATGAAGATGAGTTAATGTACTGCCTCCGTATTGGTTATCTCCGATATGCCACAATGCATACTTGTAGATACCAACAGCTTCAGCCTGAGCTACCTTCAATTGGATTGAAGTGTCATCAATAGCCGCATAAGAAGTACCACCGTTAGCCCAGATAAGTTCTCCTGAACCTGCATCTCGTGATGCCCCACCAAATCCTGTTTGCACAGATAGGTAGTCATAGGTACGTCCTGTTATTGCATAACCTCCAGTTGCTCCTGAATATCCAGCTGATGGAATACCAGCCACTATTTCTGTTCTTGTCTCATCAATACTTTGACGAGCAAAACGCATGATTTCTTCAAGCCATTTTAGTGGTTGGTTAGGTTCACCGGCACTATAGTCGTACTGATAGTCATAAGCCATCACTACTACTTGGTCAACAGGTAGTGTATTAAAATCAGAGTAAACTAATCTGTAATAACCTTGTGAGTTATTTCCATCCCATGCATCACCTGAACCTGATTCAGTATTAGCTGCTGTATTCCAAATAGGTGGTACTTCAATAGAAAGAATAAGTCCTTCCGCATGAAGAGCATTACCTAGTTCAGTAATCAATGTTTTGAAATCAGTGTACTGCCCAGCAGACATACTAGCGACAGCGAATGTTTCAAGGTCTAGGTCAACACCGTCAAAGTTATTTGTCTCACAGAAACTAATCATCTCTGTGATTAAGTTAGAACGTTTAGTAGAGTTACTAGTTAATGCGTTTACGTAGGTAGAATTTCCACTACTAAGATTGACAAGAGCTACAGTGGCATTCTCTCTTACTATTAAAGCATTGGCTGCAGTGTAGTAAAAGTTGGCACCGTATCCACTTGTATCTCGTTTCAAGTAATCACCTGAAGTTGTAAGTTCATACCACATTGCTGAGATAGTATGCCATCTTTCAGCTGCAATATCAGTCGCACCATTGATAGTGCTATCAGGGAATACCCAACCCATTCTTGCTGAACGAGAAGGTGCGGCAGCTGTGCCGAGTGTTTCAATTTTATCGTAGATAGCATTCTTTGTAGGGACTTCTAGTGAGCCATCCCAACCAACACCATAGGCTTCATCTGGGACTGAGATATCTCCTGAGAATGTACCAGTACCATCAGCGTTTAGTATAAATCTATCACTTCCATTATTCCTTATATTTAATAACTTACCTGTTGTTGTATGCGTTGAATCAATAAATATTCCTTGTGCTTCACTAGTCTCAGCTACATTCACCCTATCTAATGATATTGATATTGCCGAAGCATTAGTATCAGCAACTCCATTTGGCTTATTGTGTGTTATCTTTACAGTCCCCTTTCCTGATTCACGACCAGAAATACCTAAAGTCGAATCATTTTCATTCGTAGAAGTTGCTGTTATTGCATTAGCGTTTGAGTTGGTAGAATTATGTACTATAGAAACAGCATGTGATGTACCATCGTTTTCTACATAAACAGGTTGCGTAGCGAATCCTGTGTTGTCTGCACGAACAGAAAGAAGACGACCAGTTGCCGTTGCGTGGTTAGAATAGATAACAACACCAGCACCAGAGTTTCCTGTATTTTCAACCAATAAAGCACCTCCTACAGAAGTAGATGTACTTGCAGCACCATTCTGGTCAATAAGTACAGCATTACCTGTACCAGTATTTGTTATTGAGATAGCTCTTGGATTATTAGTGGTGTCATTTTGAGTAACCGTGATACCAACCGCATTTCCTGCTGCTGCAATAGTTGTAGCAATAGCACCTGTATCTCCTACTGTCGCTGTACTATTCTGTACCAACTTACCTGTGGTGCCGTCATAGCGAGCGATAGCGTTATCAGTAGCTGAGGCGGGGCCTACTACATCTCCTGTACCAGTTGGAGTTTCCCAACTAGGTGCAGATGTAGCACCGTTTGATTTAAGATACTGTCCACTAGTACCAAAAGCTAATGGAGTAACATCTCCACTAGTATTAGAATAGAAGATTCTCCAAGGAGTTTCATCTACGAATTCAGCTAAGGTAGTATATCCACCTCCTCCTCCACCTGCTGCCCAAGCTGGTAGACCTGAGACTAGTTTTAAGTACTGACCATCAGTGCCCACAGGTAGTCTTTGGAATTGACCTGTATTGTAGTATAGAATATCTCCATTAGCATAACTTAACTCAAAGAGGTCAACAACAAATTGTTTTTCTTCAGAGGTTAAAAGTCCTGTAAGGAGTACTCCTGGGTTAGTAATGTTCCAAGGGAAACTCATATAATAAAAAATTAATACGTTTAAGCACTTAATGTGGCTGCGTCCTTTGCTGCTTTCTTAGCTTGTTTAAGAATCTTTCCTGCTGTATCGTCAGTGTTATAAGAAGAAAGGTCGGCTGTCCAAGGGTCTCCTGCACTACCTGCACCATTTAGTTTCTCACCCATTGTTCCTGATACATCAAACTCAGCAGCTAAAGCAGACCATACGGCAGCTACAATTTGGTCTATAGTTGCTTGTGATTCATTGACATAAATCTCTAATACCATCTCTCCTGTTGCTTGTGGTGACAATGTCATTGTTCCTACACCTGTCATATTGAGAATCATTCCAGCATCAGCACTTATTGCTGCGGCGAAAGTAGATGTTCCTGCAATAGAAAGAAAAGCTTCTAGAAGTCCTCCTGCTGATAGGGTCATACTACCAGCACCAGACATAGTTAATGTCAGACCAGCGAGTAGACCACCAGTAGCGTCCATCACAGCAGAGCCAGACATTGATAATGTCCCACCAAGTCCAGCAACTCCAGTACCTGTAAAGGAAGCTGAACCATTAAAGTTACTAGTACTCATAGAACCTAATTCATACGGTAGTAGCCAAGCATTAGGAGTTAGATAGCCTTCTGGAAGGGCTGTAGTTAGTGGTAGACCATCAATTGTCTCTGGATAGAACCTTTGTTTTAACTGTGCACTTGCATTAAAGGCACTACGAACATTACTAACTTGAGTACCACCAATGAATGTTACTGGATTTTTAAGAATGACACTATAGTTACCAAGTAAAGCCATATGTTAGTTGTAGATGAAGTCTAAGTGTCCTGAGAAAGCTGAGTTAGCTGGAGTGGCTGCACCTGAGCCAATCACAAAGTAAAGAGCCGCACCATCATAGATTCTAGGAAGTGAAGGTAATTGATTTAAGAAGTCACGTTCAGCTGCAACACCAAGAGTTGTTACAGGGAAGCGTGCTAGTTCTTTATACATAGCTACACAGTAAGTTCCTGAAATGTATGAGGTAGAGTTTCTAATACCTTCAATCGAAGCAATACCTGAGTCTCCTGAAGCTCTAGGAACTGCGTAGTTATATTTACCAGCACCAGTCGCACCTGTATAAAGGATATGAGAATTAGAAGCCGCAGTCTTTCCTACAGGAAGTACAGTTGGTGTAGCTCTTGAAGCTGTTTGGGCTGAGTTGGTGTAGTTTAGTGAAAGGTTTGGTGTACCTGCTCCAAGTGCTGTAGCAGCAGGGTTAAAGAAGATGGCATTTAATCCAGCACCATTTGTGTAACGTGGTAGTAACCAAGAAACTGTATGAGTTCCAGTACCTGCATCAGTGATGTTGATAGCAGTTCCAGCTACAGCGTTTGCATAAGTAGTAGCAAGAGAGAAGGTGGTATTTGAGAGTCTAATCACATAGTAGTCGGTAGCAAGAGCCAAACCAGCAGGAAGTGTAGTTGTTGTAGTTAGACGAACCTTAGTGCCAGTCAAAACATTAGAAGGAATATTAGCAGTTGATGTCCAAGTACAGACATCTGTACCAGCGTCAGCAGTAAATGTGTCTGATTGTCCTAGTGTGTTTGTGGTCGCTTGTTCTGTAGTAGTAGTAACGGCAGTAACTCGATAAAAACCAACAACGTCAATAAGAGTAACTACAGTAGGTTGTGCAGTAGCAGCAGCAGAGACAGCACTTCCAGAAAGAAGATGCTTTGTGTAGGTTGGTTGGACATTACCTCCATGTTGGATAGATGCAGCAGATGTAGTTGTGTCTTTTACTGGCTGGAAAGCTAGAGCAGAACCTGCATCAAAGATAGCGTCTGGGCCTGGATTACCATTACCTCTAAAGAGGGTATGCCATTCGTTAGCTACAGCGGCTGCTGTAGGATTTGCGTTTTTAGACCAATCAGTACGCCATGATTGACCGTTGGTAAGTGCTTGGATAATTTGGTTTTGTGATGTGAATGCCATAGTAATGTTGTTAAGTAAATATTGTCTTGATGTCTCCTAATAATGCTGTCGCTGCTAGAGTTCCTTGTGGTAGACAGATGAAACTTAAATAAGCATCATCGTATATCCTAGGAATAGTGCCACTCTCTAGGAAGTAATCTTTTTCTGCGGGAGCAGTAATTTCTCGAATGACAGATGTTCCGAGGGGTTTTACAAGAATAAGTGTCATTAATCCTACGTCAGCATCGAGCATGAATACTGAGTCGATTGAGCGAACACCAGTATCACCAGCCTGTAAGCCAATAAATGGCATTGCTGAAGCGTTGCTGTTAGCACCACTATTTTGTAGGGTACCAAGAGCGGCGGCAGAGTTTTGATAACACGTCTGAGACACCCGACCCGACACACCGTCTGAGTTGGTGTAGGTAAAATAGAAACGTGCGCCACCAGTACGTCCAGCTACTGAGACAGCAATAACTTGCACCCCTTCACCGTCTGCATATCGAGGTAGAGTTACTGTATTGTCTAGCACCTGTTCATCTAAGACTGAATCATCAATAGAAGGGTAGTAGAGAAGGTAGTCGCACAATATCATTGTTAGAGGTAGGGCTGTGGCTGCTGTGGCAATCCCCGTAGTAAGTCGTAGATACTTCTCAGTAGGTACTCCATGACCATGTTCAAGACCACCGTCAGCAGAATAAGTAATTTGCTTTGCAATAGCAGGAGGAGCATCAAACCAATACTTTGGTACTGGTCGGCCAGGAGACATAGATAAATCAAACCATAGACCAGCAGTAGTAACCTGTGATGGTGTCTTACGCCAAGTGTATCGACGTTCTTTACCGTCTAACTCGGCTTGTACTAATTGTTCTATATTTTGAATCATTATGCTGGCTTAAAAGTTACACTAATTTTTGTTGGTACTTTACCTACTCCCATTCCACTATTACCTTCCATATTTAATTCCATACCAACCATTACTGGAACACCTTTAGGGTAGTTACCAGCATCGTAATCGGCCTTAGAAACAATGATTGGTTCCATATTAATCTTCAGTTACAGAGACGCTAGTTGCGGCAAAGAAAGGAGTAATGTTTTGAGCCACTACAAGTGAACTTGAAAGTGCACCAGAGTAAAGAATCTTACTAGCACCAGAAGCAGCAGTAGTAATTGAACCGTGAGTAATTGTAGCACCAGTTATTCCACATGTTGGGAATGTAATCTGGGCAAAGTTTGTTACTGTGTTTCCTGATACTGTCCAGCCAGCACCTGAGCGTGCTACAGCTACACGTGCGTAGTCTGTATATGCAGTCTCATTTGTAGTTGCTGTACCAGCTTCACCAGGGTCTGATGTATGCAGTGCGATATAAAGTGAACCAGCGGCAGCAGAATTCTGTAGCCCGCCAGCATCACCGATATCAGCAATATCTGTGTTATTAAAGATTAATAGTAGTAAGTCGTTTTCAAATGTATTTGATTTGCTCATATGATTTTAGGAATAAGTAATATCTGTTAATGTTTCTCCAGAGTAAGTAAATGTTTTGGTTAAGTTTATACCACCTGGTGTACTACCAGATAATACAACAGATGTTAAATTATCCCCAGTATATGAAAAGGTTTTAATAATACCGTTTGCATATTCTATAGTACTTAGGTTCTCCCCTATATAAGTGTATTGTGCATCTTCTCCATCTAGATTTTGTGCTACTGTTTCAAAGGTTTCAGCATCAGTTGTTGGAGTAACCCACTCTGGCATGCTGTATAAATCTAGGCTTAATATCTGCCCAGGTATTCCAGACTCTAATCTAGTTAAGTCATTCCCATCATGGTATAGTAAATCTCCAGCTTCATAAGGAAGTCCTGTAAGATTAGTTAGAAAGGCACCCTCGGCAGCAGTAGGTAAGCCATCAATTAATATTCCTGGGTTCGTTATATTCCAAGGAAATGACATACCTTATTGGCTTAATAGTTTATTAAAGAGTCTATCTACATCTAGCTTTGGGTCTACTATAGCGTAGAGTTCTTTTAATCTTTGATAGACAATGATTAAATCTCTAGAAGCGTTAGTAAGGTCTTGTTGTTTAATCTCATTACTCTTAACAAGAAGGTCAAGTGTTTGTTCCTTCTCTAGTTGTAGAGTATCACGAGTAAACATGTCGGCGTCTTGTTTCTTTATTTGTTCTTCTTTTTCTTTTATTTCTTTTGCTAGTTTAGAAATACGTTCTCCTTTATCTTCAATATCAATATCTAATTTTCGTAGAGTATTATTTCTTTCAGTAAGGTGGTCTCGATAAGTCTTTGAATTACTATCGTAGGTTTGCTTAAGTAGGTCTATATTACTCTTAATCTCTTCTACAATACCTTTTAATTCTTTTATTTTACCTGTTAGAAGATTAACTTCTTGTGAAGCTAGAACCTTTTGCTCATTAAATTTAGCTCTATGATTCTGTATTTCTAATTGTATTTCTCTTAACTCATCTTCCTTCTGTGCGTACTGAGAAGCAATATAGTTATTAGATGCAACAGACAGTGCTAGTTCTGATTTAGCTACTCTAAGTTTTCCATCTGTATCTACTAGTATTGAATTTGTTTTCTTTAACTCATTGCCGACCTTGTCAAGTTCCTTTACTAGTTCGCTCTTATCTTGACTTAGTAGTCTAAGTTCATCTTTTAGTAAAGTCGGATTTTTCATTTAGTGGTTCTTATTCTCCTGAAGTTATAGCTGTTACTGTTACGGTACCAGCATTTGTTACAACGCCAGACTCTTTAACAGATACTCGCACATTAGAATAAGCGATATCTAGAATAACATTCATATTTCCAGTAGCTCCAATTTCCCATTCACGAGCTGTTAAAACAGAGGTAACACCTGTCTCATCTATAACAAGACTGTACCAATTAGTACCTTCATCTGGTGTATGTTCAATTTGGAAAAGTAATTTTGATGCAGCTTCTGCTGCTCCTCTAGCATACTTAATATCTAATGATAACTTCATCATTCCATTAACATTTAGAGTAGTACTTCTATTTGCAGAATAAGCACTTGTTAGTGTTACGTTATTGAATAGTACTACTTTTGGTTGTACGCAATATTCTGACATATTATTTCTTCTTAGGTTTTACTTCCTCCTTAGTAACTTCTTTAACTTCATTCTTTACTTCTTTAACTTCTGCTTTAGTATTATCAACAGACATAAACCCATAGATTTCCAACCAATGATTAGCTAAATCATTTGGAAATTCTTTTGTAGTTTTAGCCCCGATAAAATACTGCTCACCCAAAAATTGTAAAGAAAGTTCTTTATCAATTGGGTTGTGAATCTTTTTGTAACTCATATATTAATTGCAATTATAAATGATTACTTCTGTAACCATAAGAGTAAAGGGGGAATCGAACCCCCTACAAGAACCATTTACTCTCTGATAGTTAAGCTGAGTAAGCCTGACCATCACCTAGTGAACCCCAAGCTCTACGCCAATCTTTGGTGTAGTTAGCCCAACGTCCATAGATACCGACAACAAGAGTTTTCTTGTCTTCGTCTACTTCTGTCCAAGGTTGCATACCTTCTCGAACGTCATGGACGAATCGAGTTGCACCTGGAACGATTAGGAACCAAGCGGTATTAGAACCACCATGAACACTATCAAGAAGAACTGAAGTTGTTACTCCAATCATTCCACTATAGAAGTTCATGTCGTTGTTTGGACTACCTGGAAGTAGTTCAGAGTTTGTAATCACAGTAGCAGTCTTTTCAAGAGCTAGTGGAGTTACCAATGTCTCACGTCCGCCCATAGTCAAAGGACCACCAGCGTCAGTAAGTTGCTTGCGAAGTGCAAGACGAGCAGTCTCAAGGTTAGCCTCAGTCAAAGTAATACCTGTAGCTGAAGCGTTAGATTGAGCTGATTGACCAGGAACTACAGTTGGGTGCTGTACTGAGAATGTCGGTACAGTATCATTGTAGTATTGGTAGCGATAACCCTTGATAGAATCCTTACGAGTTGTAAAGCCTCCGTTAAAGAGTTGAAGACCAGCTTCATCTTGTGAGAAGTTAGATGCACGACCAATGTCAGTCGCCTCATCTAGCTGTGAACTAAAGTCCCGGTCCATAAGATTCTCACGAGTGATTTCCACCTTAGCACCGTAGGCTGTGTAGTCTACAGATGTTACGTAAGTCTTGAATCGGTTTAGTTCATTAGTCTCATCACCTTCATCCTTTCGAGTAATCTTGTTTTCAGATACCTTACCAGTGAAACTCTTTTGTCCTACTTGAGATGATTCCATCATCAAGAGATTAGAGATACCTGGAACATATAGTTCAGTACCTTGGTCCATTGCTTCAAGTATTTCGAGTCCGACTCCTTTAATCAGCTCGCCCCACTTGGCACGTGTTTCAATCATATTATTTTATGTGTTAGTTAAGCGAGTAATTATAGGCCGAATACTTCAGACTCATAGATGTTAACAACAACTTGAGTTGTCTTATTAGCATCTACTCCGTGTGAGTAATATTGAGCAGTGGTTTCTGCAACAGTAGATTCGTCTAGTGTGTCTTCGTCAATAATGTCGAATGTCTTTCCAGCGAAAGATGAGCCTGCGGTTGTACCTAGGGCTGCATCTACTTCAGCTGAATAAAGACTGCATTGGTCAACGTCTACACGAGCACGTACGAGTCCAACTGTTTGGTTGTTTGAAGCTACTGCATAAGTAGCTGCGAGGTTTTGTAAGAGTGTTCCATCCTTCACTGGAGTCAATCCATCAGGTCCGATAAGACTTTCTACGTGTCCGAGAACACGTGCTCCAGTTGTACCTAGAGCTAGGAAGCCAGAAGCAGTCTTGACAGAGTCTGAGATGGCTACAGTGATTGAGTTAGTCAGGATTCGGTCAACTAGAATAGGACCTCCTACACGACCAAGTGAACCAATTTTATGAATCATTTAATTCGTAGTTATATACGAAACTTAGTTAATCCCCAAACCATTCAAGGCTTCAGGGTACTTGCTTTTGAGTTGAGTGAACTTCTCAGGTGTCATACCTGCAGTCTTCAATGCGGCCTCATTCATTTGAGTGATGGCTGCTTCGCTTACTGGGATAGTATTAATACCTGTTGGAGTACCATCATAGTCTAGAGGTTCAGAGTTGCTAGCTTTAAAGTTAACAAACTTATAAATCTCCTCTAGTCTTTTCTTGGCTTGTTCTTTACTTGATACTTCATTAAAATTATACTTCTTCAGTTCCTCCTGGAACTTACCAAAGACTAATCCTGCGGCATCGGTTTGGAATTCTGATTTACTAGATTTGAATTCAGCAATAGCTGCTTCAAATTCTTGTTTACGTCTTTCCTGTTCTTTGCCTTGAAGTGCTTGTTCAATTAAAGAATTAACATCAGTATCGTTGTTGTTAATATTAAGCTTACTAAGAGCTTCGTTTTTCTTTCGGCGTTCTTCTGTTAGTTCGTCAACTACCTTTGTAACGTCTAGCTTAGCTTTATCTGCTTCTTGCTTAGCAAGTAGAGCAGCAGCTTCTGCATCGGCGACACGTCTTTCAGCCGCCTCCTTAGCTTCTTTTAAAGCTTTAATTTCCTCTTCTGTCATGATTTTTAATGACTCCCATCCCCTTAATTGTAATACACTTGGTAACGTAGCAATGCCTACGGCTGGTCGAGTCCAGCTTGATGGGTCTGCCCTTACGAGCAAAGTTACGGAGTCAGTCAGGGAACAGTCCTAACTCCGTAACCCTACTCATAAAGAGTCGGGTGCATTACCGAGGGCCGTAATGCGTGTATATTATAACATGCCTATTTATTTTGTCAAGCCCCCCTGTTCATTTTTGTCCTTGAAAAAATATTGCTGTTCAATATTCTGTAGTTTAAATAACTTTTCGAAGTTGAGTTCAGTTACTTTTACTACAGTTGTTCCTCTTAAAATCTCTTCTCCTATCCTGTCTTTAAAGAATGACAGCGGCTGCATAGCTAGCCTTCACAAGAGATACAAGCACTCTCACCTGGTGCCATATGAACTCTTGGTTTAGCTTTAGGTGCAGACTCGTCTATTGGTAAATCAAAACTATCTTCTAGTACTTTAACTTCCTCTACTTGATTTTCGCTTGTCATTTGATTTACGGATTAGTGATATAAAGTAATTGTTTCTGGAGTACGCCCCACGCAATGTGTTGCGGTCCATATCAGTTGAAGCTTGAAAATATAACCTAATGTCTCTTGCACACATGTCTCTTAGGAATCGAACAAACATTTCATTCTCTCCATAAGTTTTAAACATCTCTATAATTTCAGCCTCAGAAACTTCTGAGCCTTCTGGCATATCTGAACGATAGTACCCTAGGCTGTTTAACATTGAATCAATTGCCCTTCGAATTGTTTTCATATTACATTTGTGCTATTTGACGATTGGCAGCTCCCATAGCTTGGGCACCTGCTCCTTCGACACCGCCACCCATTTGTTGTTCAGGTTGTGGTTGTTCTTCCCTGATAATCTTTGTTGGGTCTAATCCCATAGCTATTGCTAGCTTTGTGATAGGCTCATCTAGGTTAACTCTATCTCCTCCTACTTGTGCTAAGATTTGGATTTGCTGTAGAAGCATACCTTGTTCTGCCATAGAAGAATGTTCTCGTCTTGTATCTAGACCAAGTTTGATATCGAAATCAATATCCCTTAGATAAGATGGAGAGATAGCTGTTACCTCAATCTTCTTTCCTTGTTCAACAGAAGCTATAATAGAACGAGCTTGTGTATCTGCATTAGGTGGTAACGACTCATCGTTACGATATAGTTCTAGAACTCTAGTGCCGCGCTTGTTGTCTGTTAGCATTGTGCTACCAAATGAGAATGTTGCAAAAGGTTTTGTTGTATCAGTGTCGGCCATTACTCCTGGTACCATACTAGAGTTTGGTTGGAATCCAAACTGTAGAATGTTTTTGATTCGTAGATTAGCCTTTCGTTTGATTGCCCCATTAAGATAACGAGCTACCATAGTAAGGATAGATGCAACACCAGCTGCTGCTGTTTGAACTTCATAAGCTGTAGTTCTGTCAGCCCCTTGACCTGATGTACCTTGTGATACTTTATCAAGTGAAGACTCTTCCATAATACGTCTTGTGTATTCTAGAATGTATTGGTGCCAGCCAGTTGGTGTAGGGAATTGCAAAGGCATGATGGCTGAGCTAAGAGCTAGACCGCCTGTGTCGATAGAAGTTCTACGTCCTGGTCTTAGGTAGTCATCTTCAAAATCATCGAACCCTGCCGTAATGATAGGTGTGAAGATAGATAAGAATGACTGGTCCATCATCATGTTCTGTAGTACGTTGAGGATATCCTGCATCGCACTAAGCTTATTAGGTAGTGACTTACCATAGAAGAACACTCCAAATGGTTCGTTTATTGCAGAGAAGAATGGTTGCTCCTTGTGATTCCAAGGCATAGGTTGTACTTCCTCTGATGTACCTAGTGGGTTTAACCAGATACCATTAGCAATCATTACATACTGGTCATTCATTGAATCATAGAATCTAATCAACTCAACAAAGCCTTCAGCTAAGTCAGATGATATAAAGTCTAAGTAGTACGGTACTGGACCACCTTCTGTCTGTGCAGACTTCTTAGCCTGTACTAGGGCAGCCTTTTTGTAATGCCCGAAATTTTCTCGGAAGGTTGCAATGTCCATCATCTTTCTCCAATGAGAATAAGGCTGAGCTTGCGTACCCATTAACCCAACATTAGCTGGATAGTATTCCTCGATAGGAACAAGTGTAGAATAAAACTTAGTAGTCTTAATAACTGTTTCTTTTACAGTCATGTTATCACCTGAACCCTTTACATCTCTTACTTTCTTTTTAACATATTCGATATCTTCATAACCAATAGCTGTACCTTTAACTAGAAGTTCAAGTACAAACATTGACATGAAGTTTTCATAGTCATCAATGTCTTCTGTGTAGTGATATAGGTCTGTAATGATTTGTGCCCGCAATACATCTTCTTCTCCACGAGGGATAGCAGATGCAATAGGTAGTTGTTCAATCAACTTACCTACCATAGCTAGTACTTTGTTTCTTGTGAAACCATCATTAAATCCTGATTGCCAATCTTCCATTCCTTCTCGGAGATAGAGATTAGTATTAAATCTTTCAGCTGAGTCTTCTATATAACTCACAAGATTCATTCCATCAAAGTAAGTGAATGCTCTATCTCGGTCTTGCTGTGACCTACGGAATAGGATAAGTGTTTTATTTACAACATCTAATTCTTTTTCAGATGGTTTAAATATTTCACCTGTTGGGTATAGGAGTTCGAATAGCTTAATCGGCTCCTTCTTTAATTGTGCCATATTACTTTATAACAACATGTTTGTACATATCTTTTGCTGTACGATAATGTTCGTCATTATTTTTAAATTGATAAACCCGAAGCCTAATTGCGTGTATAGCTTCGTAGTATCCCTCAACAAAGTTCTTTACCTTCCTTTGTATTTCTCCATCCTGTTCGTACTCCTGCATTAGTTTCAATGATTCTTTATAAGGAGATTCAGTGTACCATACATAGCCCTTGTATGGCATCTCTTTATAAACCTCATGAACATAAGCATCCTTCCAATAGATTCGAAAGAACCCGCATCTAATCCTACGTACCTTGAAATGTTTAGACATTCCATACAAGTCGCGGACTAATCTGCGGAACCAAATAGAACCTTCATCCTGGTAAGGTGCTCTGATGTAGTTAGCTTTATCTTTGAAACGTTCTCCTCCTTGCGTAGGGATTGAATACTTTTCCATCTTTTTTAAACTTATCTGATATTCTAACTCGATTGGTTTTTACATTCTCCATTCCCAAACACAGGTATTCCAATGCTGAGCGATGGTGAGATGTCCAGTCGTGATTAGGTTTGACTGCTCGTACTTCATCTTCTCCTAATCTTTTAACTTTAGGATAGGCTGATTGTTCAATACACATACTCATGTATTCTGTATCAGGCCCTTGGTTTAGTTCTACTCCACCTCTGATTCTCATCTTAACAGCTGTCTTACGTGTAGGGAACTCCTTCCATCTCTCTTCCCAGTTAACGTAGATGCCAGCATCTTTAAGGATAGAGAACACTGATTGGTTAGTTACTGATGATGTGAATCTACCAGCAGGGTCTCCAAACACTGTACCTCTCTTCCACTTGCGGTGAGTCTCTATCTTCTCTACTTCTTTCTTTGAGTATCTGAATTCATCAGATGAAATGATACCAGTTAGGAAAGGAACAAAGAAATCTATTGTCTCACCAGTCTTATAGAAAGCATCAATGATTCTCATCTTACCTTCTATTACCTGTGCCCAGATGATAGCTGTACCATCTTCCTTGCCCCAGTCACATCCAACATATAGTGGTGAACCATCGTTGTAAGGATAGAACCCAACCTCTGGTTGCCACTCAAGATATACTCTACCTTCCAATGACTTCTCATAGTTAAGGTCTAGTTCCTGT